AGAGCCCGTAACTAATGCTTTAGAGTTGATAAACAAATTGAAACCACAGAAATACGAAAAAATAGTAAAGGTTCCGTCAGGTGCTGTGGGCGAGTGGATTCCCAAGGATGACGAATGGGAACAAAAGAAAAAAGATCTGGAACACGAAGACGAATATGGTTTCATCGCCCAAGACGTGAAACAAATACCTGAATTTGAGTTTTTGGTCAATGGGCAAGAAAGTGAGATGATGGAAAAAAGTGTGAGTTTCGAGCAGTATTCAACATTGTCAGAAGCCGACAAGGAAACATACACGTTGAAGTACACAAAAGTGGATGTAGAAGGCGGTACTGATGTTACCAAAACAGAATATGAATACAATGGATTTGGTAATGATGAGAAAGCTGAATATGAAGGCAGCTACGTGAAGCAAGTTGAGACGGAAACACCGCTCTCTCTAAGTTACCATGGCTTGTTTGTGGTCGCAGTAGGTGCCTTACAGGAACTGTCTGCGAAGACACGGACATTGGAAACACAACTCGCGCAACTTCTTGAATTGGAAAGAGAACAATATGGAATATATTGATATGAAGGATATACTACCATAGCAGAGTATCCAGCGTATCTTCCACTCGGGTTCCCTGCTTAGAACGATTGCGCGGTGCCGCGCATCACCCGTGAACGCGAAAGGAAACATGCGCGCCACTACCAAAATGACAATATTACTTTTGATAAAAAATGAGTTAGAATTGAAAGTAAATACAAGAATCGAGTCTTTAAATCGACTCGAACAATTGGAAAAGCGTTGGAATATCGAAAAACGATTATTTTTCAAACAGAATTTTCTGTATCAGAAGGAAAAATTCGCCATAAAAAGAAAACCCGGTTTAAACCCGCCATCGCTTTCCAATTACAATTGAATGTAAAATTAAATCACAACTGAAATTGAAATTAGGGTTTTGTCATTATATGTTTTAAAAAATAAAATCATGCCTACAGGTGTACTTCATTTGAAAGAAGTCGATACGGACCAAATTACACTGGACGGGGCACTTTCGGTTTCAGGTGCGTCCACATTGGAAGGCGCAATCGTCGCCGATAGTACCCTGTCTGTAGGTGGCTCTGCAAAGTTTGCAGCAACCGAAACAACCAACATAAACGTAGAAGGGACTCTCTCCGTCTCTGGCCAGACCACAATCGGGGGCGACATCATTCCAGACACAAACGATGCCTACGATATCGGATCCCCTGAATTCAAAATTCGCGATATGTATGTGAGCGATAACTCGCTGTGGATTGGCGATACCACGAAAATCTCGAACGTTGGGGGAAGTCTCAAGTTCCGAAAACGTAAAACAAGTGAGGTTCCAAGGGCAATCATCGACGCCGGTGCGAGCGCCGGCCACGCCAATGCACAGGCCACCGCCAACGCCGCTCTGGAACATGCTGGTGTTGGCGATATTGGCCAAATGCGTCTTCAGCATTGGCACAAGTTCATGCGCACGCTCAACCAGGCCGCTCAACTCACCGATATCTTCAGGGATAACGACGATGACTACGAAGAAACTTCGGCTTCCGATGCCTGGAAAGAGATAAACGATACGAAAATATACACCGACATGAACGTCGGCGTGGGAACCTCCGACCCAGAAGCAGCACTCCACATCAGAGGCGCCATAAAGGTAGAGGACGGGTTCTCTCTCGCGAGAAATGAAGGAAATGACCCCAGTCTGGTCATAGACACAAGAAATTTCGGGTTAGACGAAACGGTCAATGATTTGACTGGAAACGGATTCAACAAATACACCAAACTTTACAGGGTTTACGGTACGAACTCCCAAGGCGTGGGTCAGAACTGGTACTGGGGTTATGCTCAAGATGATTATACGAAATTTTCGTTATCATTCGACGGGAACGGAGGAAATGACCCCGACATTGCTTTTGTATTTACGACAGCGTCGGAGCTGCACTGTAACAAAGTGTTCGCTGCCTTGGGCGGCAACGCTGATACTGCGACCTTAGCTGCAACTGCGACAAGACTTGAAACCCCGAGAAAAATTAACGGGGTGGATTTCGACGGTACATCTGACATCACCATCGAGACAGGTATTCAAGGGATAACGAAACCTAACGGAGGCAATGACGTATGTATACAGCCGGGGAAATTAGGTGTGGGGGTAGGATCACCTGGTTACAAGCTCGACGTCGAAAGTCTTGACTTCACTGTGGCGAGATTTAAACAAAGGGACGCTGGGGAAGGTGCTGGCATAAAGCTTGAAAACGGAGATGGTGACACCTGGAATGTGGCAACTGACACTGACGGAAAATTCGGCATTTACAGAGATGGTGAATCGTTCAGCGATTTTTCAATCAAGGATGGTAATGTTGGCATCGGCACAGATGATCCAAAACAAAGTTTACACGTGCACGGAGGAAACGTGATCTTATCTAATTCAGCTGCAGAGAATGGAAATTTTGTTCACGGTGACAGAAGGTTGGCACTTACTTCAGATGCTACTGTTCTGATAGCATGTGACACAAACGACACTTCAGGTGGTGCTAATAGCGGTGATATCATATTTGGATCTGGCTCCGCAGCTGATACAAACAGCGGCAAAGACTTTGCATTCTCCCAAGCATTTCCAAATGGTGAACCTCGCAATGAACACATGCGCATTAAAGGTTCTGGAAACGTCGGTCTCGGCACAGCCGATCCGCAATATAAATTGCATGTTGTCGGGGACATAGGGAAAAATTGGGGCAATGGTCGATTAATAATGAACTATGACGACCATTATCGCCAAGGGCTTAATTTCAGCACACCGAACCGTACTTTAAGTATGTTTTCGACCGGTCACGGTGGCGACGGAGGCACTCTGACCTTTAACACGAGATCCGCGGGGGGGACGGGTGATTCTGATATCGGTGTCGAGAGGATGCGAATAGACCAAAATGGCAATGTTGGCATAAATACCAGTTCACCTGAATCGACACTTCATGTAAACGGGAATGCTATTATCGGCGATGTTGGTGCATATGGTGGTGGGCATACTGACGCTCAGCTTACACTTGGCGGAACGCACAATACTGGGTATAACAACAACAATAAAGTAAAGCTATTGATATCAGGTGGAAACAACGATAGTGGTTCTCCGTACTACATCATGTGTGAGGACGAGAACGGACACGATACGTTCTATGTAAAGGGTGACACGAGTGGAAGTGGAACTACGGGTAAAGTGTTTGTGAAAGGTTCCGTGGGAATTGGTACATCTTCGCCAACACACCCATTGCACGTGGTATCAAACGTTGGGATGATAAAATGTGAAGGCGACACAGGTCGCGCATTCGATTTTGGTGACAGATACTTTATGGTAAATAAAAACAGTGGTATGTCTTGGGGCGATTACCCAGGTGTTGTATATGACCAAAGTGGGGCGGGTCAGTTTAGGTTGCATGGCACTGGTGGGCATACCCTTGCAGTGCACGCAGACGGTGGTTTCGTTCCTTTCACTGGTTGTCACGAAATGTTCTCACCCTTCACTGAAAAAGACTACGGGAAAATTGTTTATGCCACAGGGGAATACCTAACAGATATAAAGGACGGTAAAGTCAAAGGTGCTGTTAAGAATTATATAACGGTCATGGACTCATGTCCAGACGTAAAAATATGTAACAAGGCCAAGGACAAACGCGTATGTGGTGTTTTGTCCACAATATATAAAAAAACGCAAAAGAAGACGATTTCAAGAGAAGAATTCGACAATTTAACGAACGAAGAAAAATATGGCTATTCCCAAACAGAGGACGAAGAAGGCGTTGTGCAATATTGTACTGACGAATTCTGCGATGATTTCTCGAAAGGTTCGTACAACGCTGTGGGCGAGGGAGGAATATGGGTGTGCAACGCAAATGGCGACATCGATAACGGGGATTACATAACATCCTCGGATGTTCCTGGGTACGGCCAGAAACAGGACGACGATCTTCTTCACAACTATTCTGTCGCGAAGGCTACAACTGGCGCCGATTTTGTGAAGCGCGTGATACCGACTCAACAAATTGATCGTGACGAGTGTGGGTACGTGTACGATGAATATGGGAATCCCGTGTTGATACCTTCAATCGATTCAAGTGGTACGACTATGACGCATGAATCGAAACCCGTCCGTTACGTTGACGGGGAAGGGCGCGAAGTCACAAATAACGAATATAAAGCTTTGCTAAGAGATGATAAGCCAGCATTCGTCGCTCAATTCATTGGTTGCACGTATCATTGCGGTTGATTGCTTGATCGCGGTTAAGTGAAAAAATAGAATAGGATGGATATCAGAAAATGTCGTTGTATTTTCTTTGATTTTTGAAACATTCGAATTGCAATTCGATTAAATGGTCCTTATTTTGGAAATCGTATGGTTTGCCATCGTAGTCAGTAAAGGATACGCGTAATGTTCTCATCGCGGGAATGGGAGGGTTGTAATACTTCTTGTAAGTTATATCCATGTATTTGGAATCCAAGTCGTCTTTCTTGATGATTGCGAAGCATTTATTAGTTGGGTTATTTTCACTGAAATTGAGACTGGTTTGTCCTAAATGCAGAGCGATGTACCTGTCTGGTCTGAGGTCTGCTTGATAGGGAAAGTCGTTTACTTCCTGGTCACCGGCGAAGCGAAACATTTCGTTTGGCTTCAATCCCAAAATTTTTGTCAAGGGCGACTTAGTGTTTCCAATGTACTTGAAGTTGGCCACATAATAAGTAGGGGCTGTGTGGTCATAACCGCCACTTCTCACAGGTGCAGCGTCCGGATCGGAATTTGCCAGGATGTTTCCTTCAGTAAATATAATACCGCCGCTTCCCGCTGTAGTTTGGACTGTTATTTTGTTTTTAATCTTCGAAAACCCAAACGTCGTGGTCGTGTCAGGGTTCTTATCATTGAGTTCTTGAACAATCTCTTCCAACGTGTACGTGCCGTAATCAATGAATATCAACGAGAACGCGTCTCTGTCGAGTCGTTCGTTGTACCTCATAGAATCGCCAATCAATGCATACTCCAGCACGTTATTATCTTCATTAATGAGATATTTTGTGAAAGGGATATCGAAGCTGATCAATTCTACTGATTGTACATCTGTCACATCTTCAGATAGGGGGATTTCGTACTTGCCTGGACTAGGGAAGTAATCGAGGTTTCTGTCCCTGCTGTCGATTATGTACCGATATAGCCTCTTTGATACGTTCTTATCTGAACTCGCCGGTGGTTCAATAAGTGCGTGCTCCTTCATAAATTTTCTAGTTTCTTCGACTGAGTTCATTCCTATTTGATATGTCAAAGATTTTATTTTTGTCCGTAAGACGAGAACGAACTCACCCCACCATCGTCGCGTTTTCTTTTTCACTGTCGTAAGTGCTGATTTTGTCTTGTTTCGGACTTATATATTTCCGATGGTTGATGCCAATCCTCCTTCTTTGTTTCATCTTTTGTTCGTATAATTTTATAAATTGCTGAAACTGCGGCAAATCTCGCAGCATATGACGTTTTCCGTCGTCCAAGAGGACGTCTTTGTCTGTATCAGTCGGGGAATATATAAGACTGCCACAGCCCGTTATTCGGATCTGATACGGAACATACTTGGGACTAGTGAAGTTCTCTTGTTTATACCAGTGTCGCACGACGACACCATTTACCATTACTTCGGTAGGTCCGCGATCTTGAAGCATCATACATTTGACCTTTTGACCAATTTCAAATCTCGGTTTAATTGTTGCGAGATGTTTGCAAAATTTAACGTGAAATTTATCTGCTGATTGACATTCTTGGGAACAGTACTTATTTCGATTGCACGCACACGAGAAAAGTGGCGATTTCATCGTAGCCTCCTTACCACAGAATTGGCACAGGTTAGATAAAATTTCGGTGAAATCACTAAACGTGCATCTATGCGAATCTTCCAATGGTGTTGTCAAACCAGTGCCATGTTTAGAGTTGACACGTGCTCCGTTATTCAACAGATATTTGACCATTTCAATCAGCTTCTTATCATTTGCCTGAATTGCTATGTGAAGAGGTGTTGTTCCGTCGAGCAAGCGATGGTTTACATCCGCTCCATGACGAATCAACAAACGCAAGAGCTCACAGTCACCATTTGTACTGTACTCGACTGCGAAGTGAATAGGTGCGTACAGGTCGTCCACCGTGCGCATGTCTTCTGGATCACCATCGTACGCTTGAATAGGAAGCTTTTGATGAACGTCTGCCCCGTTCCTTAAAAGCATCCGGGCAATACATAAGTCTTGTCTTTCGCACGCAATGTGAAGAGGAGATAGGTGACCTTCTTCTGGACATGGGGTATTTATCCAGCGTTGTGCATCGTAGTCCTTGAGAGCACGCTGTAATTCAGCAGAGTCCCCATCGCGCACTGCTCGGTGGATGCGATATTTCTTCATAGAGTCGCGAGTGCAAAAGTGAACAGCGAGCGACGAAAAATATCTTGACATCTTTTCATCCTTTAAAAAATGTTTTAATGTTGTAAATGGACGGAAATATAGAGCTGATTCTTCGCGCGTTGGGTATTTTTCTCAGCGTGTATTTTACAATTGGCTGGGGTGAAAAAAACAAGATAAAGCATGACATGCCAATTTTGGTACTTGCTATGGTCGCGGCATTGATTGTACGATTTTATGACTGAATTTATCGACATCTACCACACTCTTCAGTATAAATCGATTTACCGTGTTTACAATATATCGGGGTCTGAATGTAGCAATGATTAACATTGGGGCAAGTGGTGATATTCCGCTTCCGTCGAGCCGCTATCTTTTTTTTGTTTTCTTGATAGTAGGCCCTGTTGTATAAACCCTGTTTTTCCTTGTACTGTTGAGTTTCGCGACGAGATGCCCGTTGCATTCTTTTCCAGACAAGTTTCAGCGCAGACGCCATCTCTCGGTCGTCAAAACTGTCGCTGCCCCTCCCAGCGTCGTTCGTGTTCCCAGTGTCATCACGATCGGGTTCATCCAGTCTTTCGATTAGCGAGTCTGAAGTGCCGGTCTTCGGGATGTTCACGTCGCCATCCTCTACTAGTTCGTCGCTTCGCCAGTCCGTGACATCTGTCTTGCCGTCATCGCATACACGTACACGTACACTGCTTCGCGGGCGAGATGATTTATACCTCGCTGGCATATTTGGGGGTGTTTGTCGTCTGCGACATGTATGTATGAGTTGGGTGAGGGGGCGTCCGCGGGTTAGGGTTTGAAAATTTCGAAAATATTTTTCAGTCCACCCATTTGAGAAACGGCCTCATCAAAATGCTCCCGTGTTCGTAAGTGTCCACAATTTCCAACAATTCCGTTTTTCTCCAAAAGCAACTTCGCTCTGTATTCATCGTCAGTAAATATGGGGGGTTCCTGATCTTTAGATTCATTATCAGATTCGATAGACACGAGACGTCCAATTAGTTCATTCTTGTTCCCCGAAACAGAAAAACCTTTCGATCGTAATATAGCTTTGAGTTCGCTCACGGTCTTCTGCATGCCGTGTCGCTATTCATTATTATATTTTAGTTACTTTTTATATGTTTTTCAATACATTCGTCGATTCTTTTCAACGCGAATATTCGGACGATTTTTCTTTTTGAAAGCTTCTGGATCGTATTGATCTTCGTCGTCATCAGAGGCAGAAATGTTACGTGATAGTGACCAATAATGCTCATCGCAAATTTTGAAAGGCCCGTGCGAACTGGCTTTGTACCAAAACACACAGTCTTCTAATTTATTTGACGTGGTTGTATTGTCGATGACTATACATTCGTAGTTCTCGGTGCATTGGTTGAGAACATCGCAAAAGATCTCAAACGTAGGAAACATCCCCGCATAATTGTCGTACAAACGTTTTCGGTTAGCAACAATGTTCTCTCGTAATATGAATATGTAGTCAATATTTGTACGCAGATTAGGTGGTATTCCAAGAGGGTATTGCATTGACAAAATGAAAAACATCTTGAGGTGTCTCCCGTTCATAAAAATTGATCGAACGTCTTTATGTTTAGTCCAAGAAGAATCGTACAAACAATCATCTAAAATCAGAAACGCTCGTGGATCTACAGAGTCCCCTCCCGGTTGGTTTTTCCTTTTCATTATCATCTTTTGCCTGGCAACTACGTTTTCAATAATAGATGCTTTATACTCATCGTGAATAAGAATTTTCGGCACCATGTTCCCGTAAAATCCGTTGGCAGATTCAGTTCCGGAAATAACTGTACCAATTGGTAAATCGGTATGATGGTACAACAAATCTTGAATCAAGAAACTTTTCCCCGTGTGTCGCTTACCAATCATGACAACAACTTTGTCATCTTTAATTCGATTGATGTCAAATTTTTTCAATTCCAACTTCATTAGAATCTTAAAGAGAGAAAAAAATAGATCAGAACATTCGTGCGTCTGACGTCAGCGTGAAACAATTATAATATCCCATGTTCGTTAGACAATCCACAGCCCTTCTGGAGATAATTCCGTAGGGACAGCCGTTAAAGATATACAGTTTTCCATGGAAATTGATATGTTGTGGCAACATCTTTCCCTCTCGAATCAGTCTGAATGGGAAATGCACCCAATCATTAGAATTACAAAGAACTCTTTCGAAATTCGACCGAATATCTACCAGATAGTCATAATTAACACGAAAGTTTACATCCAACTTCTCAAATTTGCCATTGGTATAAATGAACATATTATCATCAGCTGATATTAAAAACAAAAAACACGTTTATAATTGCCTCTATTGGCATTGGCGTTGGCATTGGCGTTGGCATTGGCGCCTCTACACGAAGTACATTCACCACTCAATACCACCTTGATGAGAGCGATACAAAGTCGCATACCAATCAAGAAACTCTATATACGTAACGCTCCCTTCGTTGAGCGGCCGAGATGTCGACGACGTAATAATAGATTTGGCGGCGCCCGGTTGTTTCACCCACGCATCATCGCCTGATAGAAGCGGGTCGATACTTGGGTCGTATACATCTATCAGCCACTGATCCGTGTCCATGAGTTGTATGTAGCGACGATATAGCTCCGTCGATGACTGCCGTGTGTCAAGCATCTTCTTTGCGCGGTGGGGTGTGGGCACGACGTAAGATCTGATTTTTTTTTCCGTTAAAACGAGAATTTAATCGACAAAATTTACGTTTTCCTCTTATTGTCGCACCCGTTTGCACGGGTATGTAATTTTTCGCATCGACTTCAAAGTCCACCCAAATGAAATCCGCTCGATTTAAAAAGATATTCTGAAATTGGCATGGATCAAATATTAATACATGTAAGTTCTCTTGCAATCTATATTTTAATTCTAATATTAGACCAGCCATGTGTGTTTGATACAACCTTCTATTAATTTGTTTCGGTTGCCCATCCTGTATAGATATCACCGTTCTATTTCCCAAGTCATTATTGTTAATACACCGAACTAAATAATCGGGGACTACAACTATATCGAATCCTGTATTATACAATAACCTGGAAAAATCTGTTTCATTCTCGCTTAAACTATAGTAGGTTACACTCATACATATCTAACACGGAACATTTTTATTTCATGATCACACGCAGCCGGAAACACGCACTAAAGGTATCACGCGACAATCTGTGGAATCAGCCCAGAATCTATCATATACTCTAAAGAACGCTTTGTGACCTTGCAGTCATTGAGTGCGTCATGCAAACTCTCGTCCGGTTTTTCATCGAAACAAAAAACATGCAGTTCCTCTAATGACGGCCATTTATAACCAAATTTACCCTTCAATTTGCAAATAGGTGTTGAAATAACCATTGTATCGACAACGGTCTTTTTGAGAAGTTCTTTAATCACTTCACCATAAAGAGAATGCTTCAAAACTTCGCTATATTCTCCAGAACAACGGGAAAACAGTTCATGTTTGAGACACCCCAAGTCAAACTTCGCGTTGTGTGCGCAAATTGCATCGCACGATTTCAGATCCACGAGAAACTTTTTCATAATATTCTCGAAGGGAATCCCGTTCTTTTTTAGATATTCGGCATCAAATGGGTGAGGGACTTGCGGGTTTATTTTGTCAACATCGCAATTGAATATCGAAACTTCTTTGTCACCTAAAATGTACCCAAGTTGTACTATTTTTTGTGTAGGTGGCCGGAATGTTCCGTAACCGTCCGTTTCAAAATCTAAAAACAGAATCCGGTCCATGTCAAAATATCATACCCAGATCCTGAAAATTCTTTTAGTGATTTTTAATTTTTTTGTCGTTTTTTCACTTTACTTTTAAGAAAGTTGGTTTGAACACAATTGAATGTACTGATTGATAAAGATTTCTGGAGTCAAAAATGGCAATTTTGAAAACCTTTCTTCGTCGTTGAAAAAAAAACTGAAATACTTTTTGAAAAAAAATGGCTTGTGCTTTTTTTTTTGATGAGGAGGAGGAGGGAATATTTCATCGAGTTGTTAAATAATTAAAAATAGAGTTGATAATAATACA